AAGAATAGGTTACTAAAAGAAACTCTGAACAGAATTGTTACTCAAGATGATGCTAAAAGAGCTAGAACTGTTATGGAAGCATTAGTAGCATCTGCTGAAGATGGAAATATTAAAGCTTGTGAAGTGATCCTAGAAAGACTAGAGGGCAAGGTTCAAAGTCAAACAGACATAACATCTAGTGATGGATCATTACAATCTAACTTAAAGATTGAATTTGTAGATGCAGCCGACCCAAAAGTTTCCGAGTAAACTAAAGTTTTTATTTGAACCACACCGATATAAGGTAGCTTATGGTGGGAGAGGTTCAGGTAAGTCTTGGAGTTATGCAAGAGCTCTACTAATGATGGGTACAGAAAAACCATTAAGAGTTTTATGTACTAGGGAAGTCCAGAAGTCTATTAAGCAATCAGTGCACACGCTGTTAAAAGATCAGATACAAGCATTAGGTCTAGGTGAGTTCTACGAAGTTGTAGAGAACGCTATACGAGGTAAGAATGGAACAGAGTTTAACTTTGCAGGACTTGCTACGAATACAGTAGAAAGTATTAAATCCTTTGAGGGAGTTGATATAGTCTGGTGTGAGGAAGCACAGAACATTAGTAAACGATCATGGGACATCTTAATACCTACGATCAGGAAACCTGATAGTGAGATCTGGGTAACATTTAACCCTTACATGGATACAGATGATACCTACAAAAGATTTATTATTAATAAACCTAACAACGCTAGAATAGAAAAAGTTAATTACACTGACAATCCTTTTTTTCCAAAGGTGTTAGAGATAGAAAGAGAACGCTGTAGAAATCACAACGCTGAAGATTATGCAAACATCTGGGAAGGTGATACTAAAGCTGCTGCTGATGGTGCTATCTATCACAATGAGATAAGACAAGCACAAGAGTCTGGAAGGATTACTACTGTACATCCAGATGCCTTACTAAAGACTCACATAGTTATGGATCTAGGATGGAATGATTCTATGTCTATTATTTTATGTCAAAGAAATTTGTCCGAGATAAGGATCATAGATTATATAGAAGATGACCACAGGACTTTAGATAGCTACTCGGATCAACTAAAGAAGTTAGGACACAACTGGGGTACGATGTATCTACCTCATGATGCTAGGAACAAAGACTTTAAGTATGGAACATCTGCTGAAGAAATTATGCAGAGACTTAACTGGCAAACAGAAGTTATACCTAAAGCAAATATAGAGACTGGTATTAAGTTAGCAAGGATGACATTTGAGAGAGCTTACTTTGATCAGGATAAAACAAAAAGATTAATAGAGTGTTTAAAGAATTATAGAAGAAGCATTAACCAAGCAACGCAAGAACCACAAGCACCTTTGCATGATGAATACAGTCATGGTGCTGATGCTTGGCGATATACTTGTGCAGTTGTAGATGCAATGAGTAACGATGATTCATCTTGGGATCAACCACTAGAAATTAACAAATCATGGATAGTATAAATGGCATACGATAAGAAAAAAATGAACGCTAATTCTGATGACAACAGAGATTTATTAAATCTCGTGGAGTCACACATTGATGACAGTTTAGGGTTTATTGAAACTGAAACATCCAGAGAAAGACAGCAAAGTCTGGAAGCATATATGAGAGAACCTTACGGCAATGAGGTAGAAGGTCGTAGTCAGATAGTCACTGGTGAGGTTGCTGAAGTTGTAGATGGTGCACTGCCACAAATTATGAAGGTGTTTACCCAAAGTAATGATGCTGTTGTGTTTGAGCCAGTAAACGAAGGTGATGCTGAACTAGCAGAACAAGCTACTATGATGGCTAACCATGTATTCTATAAAGACAATAATGGCTTTGAAGTTATGAACTCTTGGTTCTGGGATGCATTATGCCAGAAGGTAGGTGTAGTAAAAGCATATTGGGATGACAAGAAAGATACAACAAAAGAAAAATATGAGATGCTTACTGAAGATGAGCTGACCATGATTATGCAAGACGAGGAAGTAGAAATTGTTGAGCAAGAAGAATATGAGGAAGTTATAGAGCAAGACCCACAACCAGCAGTAGACCAAATGGGTCAACCTATAATGGATGGAATGGGTATGCCAATGATGATGGAAACACCTCCAATCATTAATGTTTATTACAATATAAAATGTAAACGCACAAAAGATTACTCTAAAATAAAAATAGAGAATGTAGCTCCAGAAGAATTTTTAATTGATAAAAGAGCTGTGACAATTGAGGAAGCTGATTTTGTTGCACATAGAAAATTAGTTACTCGTTCAGATTTAGTTGCAATGGGGTATGACCCAAAAGTTGTTGAAACATTACCTATGGGTGATACATTAGACTTTACACCAGAGAGGGTAGCGAGATATGCTAGAGGTGAGCAACCTTTTAATACTTCTGACACTAATGATGAGTCAATGGAGTTGGTTGAATATTACGAATGTTATGTAAGAACAGATATGGATGGCGATGGTGTAGCCGAGCTTCATAGAGTTTGTTATGCAGGCAATGAAATATTAATGAGTGAGGAATGTGACTATGTTCCTTTCCACAGTGTTTGCCCATTACCAATACCACATAAATTCTTTGGTCAATCTTTAGCAGATAGAGCCATAGATTTACAGTTAGTTAAAACAACGATTACCCGACAAATGCTAGACAATCTTTATTTAACTAACAATTATAGAGTGGGTGCAGTAGAGGGACAGGTTAATCTTGATGACCTATTAACATCTACAGCAGGTGGTGTAATTCGTATTAAGAATCCTAATGCGTTAGTACCTATGACAGTACAAAGTAGTGCAGCACAATCATTCCCTATGCTGGAATACCTAGATGGTGTACAAGCAAAAAGAAGTGGTGTATCAGAAGCATCACAGGGTCTTGATCCTAACATTCTCCAGAATGTGACAGCCACAGCAGTGAGTGCAATGAGTAATGCAGCAGGTGGTAAAATTGAATTGATAGCTCGTATCTTTGCTGACACTGGAGTTAGTTCTCTTATGAAAGGTATCTTACATTTGCTTTGTAAGTATCAAGACAAAGAAAGAATCATTAAGGTAAACAACAAATATATTCCTATGAATCCTAGAGAGTGGGACACACAATACAATGTCACAGTTAATGTTGGTCTAGGTACAGGAAGCAAAACAGAACAATTAAGTGTCATGCAAATGGTCTTGGATAAACAAGAGCAGATGTTAAAAGAATATGGTTTATCAAATCCATTAGTTAGTTTAAAACAATACAGAGATACACTTGCTAAATTTGTAAACATGGCAGGGTTCAAAGATGAGTCTGGATTTATTAAAGATATTACACAAGAACAATCAGACCAACTTGCACAAGCTCAAGCACAAAACCCACAATCTGATCCTAATACCGAAGCAGCTAAAATACTTGCACAGGTAGAAAAAGAAAAAGCAGAGCTACAAGCACAGACACAAATGGCTAAAGTTGAAATGGAAAGAAAGGCATTAGAAGTTAAAGCACAAAGAGAATTGTTAGAAATGCAACAAAAAGAAATTCAGTTTGAAAAAGAAATGGCATTAAAAGAAATGGAGTTAGCACAAAAAGCAAACAATGATTCAGAAAAAAATGACATGAATAAAACAAAAGAGATAATAAATTCTTTAGAGAAAATACAAAATTTAGCATCACCTAAACTATGACCAAATCAGAAGCATTTAGAAACCTTCTACAAAGTCAAGAACTACATGATGAAGTAGAGATGATGAGAAAAGAATTAATGGATTTAATTATTAATACTGATGATGATGAGCCAAGCGTAAGAGAAGCAGCTTATATCAGAATTAAAGTTATTAACGAACTCATGGCTCGTTTTGAATCTATCGCAAAAGATGATGAGATCAAAGACAAGGCATGGAAAATAATATAGACATTTAGTCTGTATGGGAAAGCCACACCAAGATGGCATAAGGAAATAAAATGAGTGATGACACCATGACTTCCGATACAACGGAAAGTGGAAATCTAACAGTAACAGATGCAGCTTCAGCTATTGAAGGTATGTTATCTGCACCAGAGGACTCCACACAGGAACAACCAGAAGTTGTAGAAGAACAAACCGAAGAAGTAGAAGAAGTAGAGGAAACTGAAGAAGAAACTGAACCAGAGGTGGAAGTAGAAGCCGAAGAAGAAGTTGAAGCTGAAGAAGAATCCGAAGTTGAAGAACCTGAAGAAGTTGAGGAAGAACAAACTTTCACCATTAAAGCAGCAGGTGAAGAAAAAGAAGTTACCCTTGATGAGCTAAAGAAATCTTATCAACTCGGCTCTGATTATACTAAAAAGACTCAAGAAGTAGCTGAACAGCGTAAAGTCATTGAGCAGGAAGCTAAAGCTATTATTGAAGCTAGAAAAGTTAGAGATGACTATTCACAAAAATTACAGGCAGTTGAACAATTTTTATTGAGTAACAATGATACTCCAGAAGATCTGTCTGCAATGAAAGAGAACGACCCGATAGGATATTCAGTTAAGGTCGCAGAAATGACCGAAAAGAAAGAACAGTTACAAGCAGTTCAAGCTGAACAACAACGACTTGCACAACAGCAACAATCGGATAGAGCAGCTCAATTAGAACAGTTTGTACAAGAAGAAGCACAAAAATTAACAGTATCCTTACCAGAGTTTTCAGACAAAGCTAAAGGCGAACAAGTCCGTAATGACATTCGTAGCTATGGCAAAAAGGTTGGATTCACAGACGAAGAATTATCTCAAGTCTATGACTCTCGCCATGTATTGGTATTACATAAAGCAGCACAGTACGACAAATTAATGGCAGGTAAAGCTGGTGTTAAGAAAAAAGTCGCTAAAGCACCAAAGACTGTAAAGTCTGGAGCTAAAGTAAAGCAGAATGTAACCGACATACAGAAAAAACAAATGAAACGGCTACAGCAAACTGGTGATGCCAGAGATGCCGCAGCTATTTTTGAAAACTTTATTTAAGGAAAAACAATGGCAGAATTTAGAACGTATACAGCGATTGGTCAAAGAGAAGATTTAAGCAACACTATCTTCAACATTGCACCAACAGAAACACCAGTAGTTTCATCTATTGGTAAAACAAAAGCAACAGCAACATATCATGAATGGCAAACTGATGACCTAGCAGCAGCTAGTGCAGGGGGCTTAATTGAAGGTGCTGATGCTTCAGGTGCTTCTGATACTCCTACAGTTCGTGTAGGTAACAGAACACAAATTCAAGGTAAAACAGTTCATGTATCAGGTACTCTTGATGCAGTTGATAAAGCTGGTCGTAAAACAGAAACAGCTTACCAACTAGCTAAAGCAGGACAAGAACTAAAACGAGACATGGAAAAAACTATTCTTGGTAATGTAGCTGCAAGTAATGGTACTGCTGGTTCAGCAGCTAGACTACTTGGCTCTATCCAAACATGGCTTGGTACTAACTTTGTAACAATGACAGATGGTGTTGCACCAGTTGGTGCTAATGGTACAGCAGCTCGTACAGAAGGTGCTACTGCTTCTGCATTTACAGAAGCTAAACTAAAAGAAGTTGTTAAATCATGTTTTGAAAATGGTGGTAACCCAACTCTATTAGTTGTACCACCAACACAAAAACAAGTAGTATCTACTTTTACTGGTATTGCAGAACAGCGTTATCAAGCTCCTGCTGCTAAAGCAACTACTATTATTGGTGCTGCTGATGTTTACTTATCAGACTTCGGTACTTTATCTGTTGTACCTGACAGATTTATGACTGCTGATACAACTCCAGATGCAGAACAAGCATTAGTGCTTGATCCAACTATGGCATCTGTTGCTACACTACGACCATTTGAGTCAAATCTATTGGCTAAAACTGGTGATAGTGAAAAACATCAAATGCTTGTTGAGTACACTCTACAAGTATCTAACGAGAAAGCACATGGTATCGTTGCTGACTTGGCAGTTTAATTTAGGTTAAACATTGATATTGCCCTCTCACGAGGGCAGTATTACTATTGAGAATAATATGAGAAAATTTAAATCACATAATACAGATGATGGAAAGATTGTAGAGACCAATCAAGATGTAACTGACATCATTGAAAAGAACAAACAAGAATACAATAACAGCTCAACAAAATGGGGTGAGGATGTCTTTGATAACAAGATAGCTTCTATACCTTTGACTGTTGTTGATGATTTAAACAAGCAAGGAATAATGAGAGGGTTTCATGTGTTAGACCAAAAGAAATTCTTTGCATGGTTAAACGACCCAGACAATAGATTTTTTAGAACAAAACAGGGCAGAATCTAAATGGCATTTTTTACAGATTACACAACGCTACAAGCGACTATAGCTGATTATTTAGCTCGTTCTGATTTAACAACCCAGATACCAGAGTTTATTAGATTAGCAGAAGATAGATTGTTAAGAGACTTACGCATAAGACAAATGCTTAAAGTTGCTACTGCATCTACTACAGCAGGTGATGCTACTGTATCTTTGCCTTCTGATTTTGTTGCTATGAAAGATTTACACTTACAAGGTAACCCACCACAAACAATTAAGTTTCTATCAACAAGTAACTTTTTTAGAAATGCTCATTCATCTACATCTGGATTACCTAATCGCTATACATTACTTGGTGCAGAGTTTCAATTTGCTCCAATTCCTGATAGTGCTTACACGCTACAAATGGTTTACTTTTATAAACCAGAATATTTAAGCGACACTAATTCATCTAACCTTTGGTTAGCAGATACACCTGATTTATTACTTTACGCTGCACTAGGTGAAGCAGAGCCATATTTGATGAATGATGAAAGACTTAACACATGGGCAAGTATGTATGACAGAGGAGTAAACGCTCTACGCAAGAGTGATGACGAATCAGAATACCCTGCTCAACCACTTACTATTACTAACTCAACGAGGTAAATTATTATGGCTGAAATGTCGGATTATTTAGAAGTCGCACTTCTAAACGCAACACTTAACGGAACTGCTTTTACAGCAGTAAACAACCCTTATATTTCATTACACACAGCAGACCCAACAGATGCTGGAACTGGTGCAGAAGTTTCTGGTGGTTCTTATGCTAGAACTGCTGCTTCTTTTGCTACTGCTTCTGGAACATCAGGTTTAGTTGCTACAGATGCAGATGTAACTTTTCCAACTGCAACTGCTTCATGGGGAACTGTAGGGTGGATAGCATTATGGGATTCTGCTAGTGGTGGTAATATGTTATACCACACAGCATTAGATGCTTCTAAAACTATTGATTCAGGTGATATATTTAAAATCACTTCAGGCAACTTAACTGTAGAATTAGCGTAAGGATAAAATATGGCTCTTATTGTAAAAGATAGGGTAAAAGAAACCACTACGACAGTAGGTACAGGATCGATTCTATTGGATGGAGCAAGTGCAGGTTTTCAATCTTTTGATGCTATAGGTGATGGTAATACAACTTACTATGCTATTACAAGTGGTAACGACTATGAGGTAGGTCTAGGCACTTATACAGCTTCAATCTTAACTTTGTCTAGGGACACTGTACTAGAATCTAGTAATAGTGGTAACCTTATTTTTTTAAGTAGCACAAGTGATGTATTCTGTACTTATCCTGCTGAAAAAGCTGTAGTTCAAGATAGTGATAATACAGGCATAGCACCACAGTTAGGTGCAACTAATGGTATGTTTATAAATAATTCAATTATTGGAACTAACTACACAGTACCTACAGGTTATAATGCAATGTCAGTATCACCTGTAAGTGTTGCTAGTGGAGTATCGGTAACAGTTCCAGCTTCTAGTAAATGGGTGGTTCTATAATGGCAAGTACAATAAATGCAGATACAACTAATGGTGTTGTAGTTACATCAGATACAAGTGGTGATTTAGAACTGCAATCAGGTGGTACTACAAAAGCTAAAATAACATCTAGTGGACTACAAAATGCGAGTGGTAGTGCTATTACTTCGCAAGCAGGTGCGAATCTTATTATCAATGGTAATATGATGATTGACCAAAGAGATAGTACAGCTACTATAAATGGGACAGGTGTTACTTACAATGTTGATAGATGGTTAGGTAGAGGTGAAACTTCAGAAGGTGTTTTTACATTAGCACAAGATACAACTTCACCAGCAGATTTTACAAATTCATTAAAAGCTACTGTTACAACAATAGATGATGCTTCTCCAATGTGGTCAACCTCATCTTATAGAATTCAACAAATGGTTGAAGGTTATAATATAGAAGAACTTAATTGGGGGACTTCAGATGCACAATCAGTAACTTTATCTTTTTGGGTTCGTTCAAGTGTAACAGGAACATTTGGTGGTTCAGTTGCTAATGGTGATTACAATAGATTTAATCCATTCTCTTATACTATATCTTCTGCAAATACATGGGAATACAAAACAGTTACTATTGCAGGTGATACATCAGGAACATGGGTAACTAATAATGCTTTAGGATTAAGATTGAATTTTAGTTTAGGTGCAGGTGCTGATAGATTAGGAACAGCAGGTACTTGGACTTCTTCAGTATTAGAAGGTGTAACAGGACAAGTAAACCCAATACAAACAATAAACTCTACATTTTATATTACAGGTGTCCAACTAGAAGTAGGCACAACTGCAACACCATTTGAACATTTACATTACGGACAGCAATTAGCATTGTGCCAAAGATATTATTACAAATGGAACACTACTTCATCTAATAATTGGGTTGCTTGGGCAATGGCAGCAAATACTACTAATATGTATGGTCATGTGCCATTTCCAACTACCATGAGAAATAACCCATCTTCTATTGAATATTCTGGTTTAGGTTGGTGGTTAGGTGGTGCAGTTACAGCTTTTTCAGCAGTTGCTATTGCTGAATCTGGCACAGATTCTTGTACTATGAATTTTACATCTACAGGATTAACAGCACAAAAAATGTATGCAGTTCTTCCTAATGGTAGCACTAATTACATAGCATTTAATTCGGAGCTGTAATATGACATATAAAACAATTACTACAGAAAGTGTAGATGGCTTAACTCAAGAACATATTATTATAGATAATGATGATGGTAGTTTCACATCTTTTCCAGTAAATAAAACTAACCAAACATACATAGCTTGGGTAGAAGAAAATAACAAACCAAAAGAAGCAGAGGAGTCAGAATGAGCGTAACAATTAACGGCATAGGTTTTGTGGAAAACAGCACAACATTAGACGAAGATTACACATTGGCAAACAATCGTAATGCTATGACAGCAGGTGCAGTTACTGTCTCTGATGGAATAACAATAACAGTAGGTGATGGATCTACATGGAGTATTGTGTAATGGTAACTAAAATAAGTGGAAGTGGCACAAGTACATTTGGAGGTAATGTAAACTCTACAAATTTTACTGGTAGTGGTACATCTCTAACTGGTACTGGGGTTGTAAAGCAAGTGCTTAATTCTCTAACAAGTGACAAATCTTCATATGTTACTGGTACTAGCTATGCAGGAGTAGAAGTAACTCCATTAACATTATCTATTACACCTGCTTCTACTAGTAATAGAGTTATGGTAAATTACGATATAACATTTGAGGGTAATACAGGTAGTACATTGGGGTTCAGATTGTATCGTGTTGTAGGGGGAGTCCCTACCCTTATTGGTATAAATACTGCCAATACAAGTCAATGGAATGTAACCTTTGTGTCTCCATACGACGCTGATAATAATTCAACTCCAATGCCAGCAAATTACTTATTCGTAGATAGTCCTAACACAACAAGTGAGGTTACTTACAAACTTCATCTTGTTACTACAAACACTACTAGCTATACTATGAACTTAAATAGGTCAACAACAGACCCAAAAAATACATACGAAGAAACTACTTCTAGCGTGACATTAACGGAGGTTGCTTAATGAGCACAGTAAAAAGCAAAAAATTACAAGTTGGAACAGATGCTACATCTACTAACAACTTTACTATCTATCAACCATCTACACCTGATGGCACATTAAGAATTGGACAAGGTGATGCTGACAGCCCTACAGAAGTAGCAAGGATTACATCAACAGGAATTTCTAGTTCTGGTAATATTATACAAGTAGCACAAAGCACTAAAACAAATACATTTTCAACTACCTCTCAAACATTTGTAGACATTACTGATTTGGAAGTTGCGATAACACCTTCGTCAACATCAAGTAAAATAATGTTATTCTACAATGTAAGCTGTGGAACTGTTACTGGTCATGCTATGCTAAAAGCAGTAAGAACAATAGGAGGAACTAGTTCTGATGTATTAGTAGGTGATGCAGATGGGTCTAATAGAATAAGAGCTAATCACAAAATTTATAATTCTTCAACTTACGCTACTACTTACACTACATCTAGTATGGTAGGTCAAATTCTTGATACACCAAACACAACAAGTCCTGTAATTTACAAAATACAAGGAGCAATTTCCCCTTATTCAACAGCTTATACATTAGTTGTAAATCGTACAGGAAATACAAGTAATTTATCTTGGGATGCACGAACTTGTAGTCAGATAACAGTCATGGAGGTGGCAGCATAATGAATCATAAAGCAATTTACGCACTATATCCTAATGTAGTTTCAATAGATGGTACAGCAGGAGCTATGGATAAAGATGGTAATCCTATAGCAATTAATATGAGTGATGTTAATGCTTGGGTAGACCCTAATGCCTACAAAGAACAAAGAGCTAAAGAATACAAACCATTAGCCGAACAACTAGATATGCAATATCATGATGTACAAGATGGTACAGA